TATTCAAATTTGCAAATGGTTAGCTTGCCGAATTGTATTAGTGTTTCAAACTTTGGATTTTATTCAACGGGATTGACTACAATAAGCATGTCAAAGTGTAAAACAATTGGCGCTCAAGCGTTTAAGGATTGCAAGTCATTGTTCGAAGTGTATTTCCCAGAATGTGAAACTATTGGAGGCGCCGCGTTTATGAATTGTGATTCTTTGACATCAGTATATTTTCCAAGCGTGGTTAGTATCGATGGCCCTGCTTTTGAAGACTGTAATTTACTTACTGACATAGACTTTCCAGCTTTAACTAGCTATATTTTTCAGTTTAATAACTCGCCAATTACACATGCCAGAATGAACGCATTATCTATAATTCCAAGTAGTGCTTTTTATTATTTCAGTAGTACCTTTGAAACTGGCGAATTTGCAGAATGCAAGACAATTGGAAGTCATGCATTTGCGTTTTGTAGCAAACTACAGACGGTCAGCTTTCCCAAATGTGAAATAGTGCATAGCAACGCTTTTTATAGCTGTGAAAGTTTGCAATATATAAATATGCCAGAATGTAAAACGCTTGGAACTGGCCTTACTGCATTTGGCTATTGCTCTTCTTTATCATATATTAGTTTCCCAAAATGCGAAATAATACAAAGTAACTGTTTTGCATATTGCACTGCATTACAATCTGCTTATTTTCTTACATCCAGTATACCGACTATGCAAAGCACTGATACATTCTATAACACACCAATTAGTTATGCAGACAGCGGACGTATCTATGTCAAGGCATCATTAGCATCAGCCTTTAAGACAGCTACAAACTGGTCTGCTTATTCCAGCAAAATAGTCGGTCTTACCGATGAAGAAATAGCCGCACTTGATGCTAATAACTAAACAAAAATAAAATATACAGAAAACTTTTTTATAAAAGTAAACTGTTATTAAAAATACTATATAAAATAAATCAAAAGGAGGATGACACATGGATATACTTGATATTCTGGTAGCAAAAAATCAATCCTTCACAGCAGAAACAGCAAAACTTACCAAACAAGCCCAAGCCGCAATGGCAAAGGCAAATCAAGTCGCGGCAAAAGTAGACGAAGCCCAGGACGCATTGGATGCGGCTGAAGCTGCAAACACTCGTGCGCAAGAGGTCGCCGCAGAATTTGATTCTCTCAAATCTGATGTAGATGCGGCAGTTAGCGATATAGTAGATGAAAAAATTGCTACAGTCGCAAGCGATGCGGCCGAAGCTAAAGAAACTGCCGCTGAAGCCGTTACTGATGTTGAAGTAATTGATGACAATACCTCTACTGCGAAAGTTAAAAAAGTTCGCACTCGCAAGAAAGGTATTGCTCGTCTTTATGAGACAATGAAAAACTATATTACTACGGGCACGAATGAAGATGGTGGAATGACCCAAAAAGCCATTACCAGTGCTTTGAATGCCCAAAAAACTGAATTAGAAAACAAAATTAATAACATAAAACCTTCTGGCGGAGGCTCCAGCAGTATTTCAGGCATTACTGCGGAGGATGAGGGTGCTATCGTGGCTATTGATGAAAATGGAAATATTATTCCAAGCTCTATCACAGAAGCTGATGTAGTAATAACACAAATTATATCTGGAACATATAACAATCCAGAAATTGTTGGCTTAGAAGCCGATTATGCTAATAAGACTTTCACACGCCTACAAGGTGCGAAAGGCTTAACAGCAGGAAACGATTTTGATAAATTCACTATGTTTGGCGGCCGCAAGCGTTGCATTGTAGACGCACAAGGCAATATTACTCGTTTCTTAACTGATGATGATACAATTGAAACCGTAGCTAACCAGAGAGTAATGGTATATCAACCAGCTTTTTATTATCTACGTGTTCCACTTTCTACTACTAAAACTGCCAATGGTTTTAAAATTAATAAAGAGCATCTTTATTTAGCAGATAAAAAATATGCAGGTTTCACTTTACACCCAATTTTCCGTGATGGTAATGGTAATGCTTTACGTTATGTATTACTTCCTGCTTTTGAGAGTGGTGTTTATCGTACAAGCGAAAATACCTTTGAATTAAATGATACACAAAACATTAATTTACAAAATGATTGCTTGGTGTCAGTAGTCAATGCAAAACCAATTAGCGGTCAGAGTCAAGAATTTACTATTGCGGCTGCAACTCGTATGGCAGAAAATAACGGCACAGGTTGGCATATCACTGATTTATTATTTGAATCTTTAAATCAAATGTTAATGATGGTAGAATATGGTACTGCGAATCTTCAGGCAGCTTTTAATCAAGGCATTACAAAATTAACTAGTACAACAGGAATTAATTATTCTTGTAATACTGGCTCAACTATAGCCTTAGGTAATAAATCTGGTCAAGCATTATCCACAACCAGTATTCGTAATGGTATAGCTACTACATATACAGAAGCCGGTAAATGCGCTATTTCATACCGTGGTTTAGAAAATCCATATGGGAATATGTGGCGTTTTGTTGGCGGTGTATCTGTAATTAATAATACTGTAACTTATAACGATGAGGCTATTGATTTTAAACTTCCAAATAAGAGCGATTGGATTAGTGGATTTGGCTATGATTCAAATCATAATTGGGTATATTTACCAATCGAAGCTACAAACGCGAATAGTTCTTTACCAGTAGGAGATTATTTCTTTGCTTCTGACAACACTACAACTGAATATGGATATATTTCCGGCGGTAATGGTATTTCTGAAACAAATGCGGGCATTTTCTATACCGCTGTTAATATAGTGAAAGACACTTTCCATTATCAACACGACACCGCTCGTGTAATGTTTATTCCTACCACAAGCACTATGATTGATAATCATAACTATAACACATGGTATAATTCTCTATAAGAGGTGGTCTAAATGAAAATATATGAAACTACCTATTCCGCAGTAGAACCACCCAAAATTGATATTACAGCAACAAAAGTATTTATCGCTTCAAACATACAAGAAGTTGAACGCGAAGTAGAAGATATGGTAATTCATTGCTATGAATACACTCTTACTGAATATGACAAAGATGAATATCTCACTATTCTTTCTCAAAATCAGCAAGATATCGCGGCTCTTCAAGAAGAACTTCGTGCGGCGAAAATACTATTGGGGGTGGAGTAATTGGGAAATTTAGTAGATTTAGCAGTAAAACTCCGCCCTTTTATTGAAAAGGCAGCGGCAAGTTTAGAAGATTCAGATGCTTTAGAAGCAGTTCAATTATTCCCTCAATGGGATGAAAGCACTCGTTATCAAGAAGGCGATAGAGTGCGTTTTCAAGGCACACTTTATAAGTGCTTATTAAATCATATCGCCCAGCCAACTTGGACTCCAATAAATGCTCCAAGTCTTTGGGCTAAAGTTCTAATTCCTGACCCAGAAGTAATTCCAGAATGGGAGCAGCCTGACAGTACAAACGCATATCAAATCGGTGATAAAGTTATGTTTGAAGGCAAAATTTATGAGTGCGTAATTGCTAATAATATTTGGTCACCGGCTACCTATCCAGCTGGATGGAAAGAAATCTAATATTTGACTCTTAATAAAAACTATGCTATAATTATTACATCAGGAGGAGGAAAGGAACTCCTACCTGATGTAATAAAAATATATAAGGAGAGGAACTTATATGAAGTATTGGAACGAGTATGAACAGAAGTTCTATGAGAACGCAAATGATTGCCTAGCCGCAGAACGTGCTTTCCAGGCTAAGCAGGAAAAGGAAGAGTATGAAAAGAAGCGTCAGGCCGCTGAACGCAAGGCTGCCGCGGATAAGGTTGAAGCCGCACGTAAGGCTATGAATGAGGCCCAGTCTACCTATAAGAAGGAACTAGAGGCTTTCTGCAAGAAGTATGGCCCTTATCATTATAGTAGCAAGAATGTTAACGATATTCCTACTATATTCAATGATATTTTCAATATCTTTTCCTAATAAATGCCCGTGAAAACGGGCTGTGCCCGCGTACTCAAGTTTGGCTGAAGAGATCGGTCTTGAAAACCGAGAGGTCAGGAAACTGGCGCAGGGGTTCAAATCCTCTCGCGGGCGCCATGTCCCACTGGTGGAATTGGCATACACGCTAGATTAAGGTTCTAGTTTCTCCGAGTTCAAATCTCGGGTGGGATACCATTTGACTTCTTACATAAATTCTGATATAATATTTATAGAAAGAACGGAATCCACCCGATATGGCTGTGGCTACAAGGTGCGGAAGGGTGGCGGTAGTATTACGCCTCAATCGGCGAAACGATGTGCCGATTGAGGATGAAATAAAGCATAATAACGCAAGAGAGTAATACATGACGTGAGTACTTACTGATAGAGAATGTAGCCGTGCTTCTGGTGGTGCGTTACCGACATTACTTAATGGACACCAGATTTATGCGAGGTTAGCTCAGCTGGGAGAGCATCACGTTTACACCGTGAGGGTCGGCGGTTCAAGTCCGTCACTTCGCACCATATGGCTAGGTAGCTTAAAGGGTGAGAGCGACGGACTGAAAATCCGTGGAGGGTGGCTC